TCAGGATGCGATCAACCCATGCGCGCGTAGCGCCGCCAGCATCGCACCGATCACCGCCCGCGCTTCGGCGTCGACGACCGATCCGCTTATCGGTCCGGCGATGGCGGCGTGCTGCGGCCCGACGACGCGGATCCCGTCGATCGTCACGCCGCTGCCGGTCAGCATCCCGACTCGCCACGCGCCATCGACGAAGCGGGTTTCCCGGGCGCCGGCGATGCTCCACACCGCCATCCCCTCGCGCGCCGCGACGAAGCGCCACCCGCCCTCGGTCCAACCCGCGAGCGCCTGCGCATGGCCGCTCCAGACCCCGGTCGGCGCGTTCCCCACCACCCAGGCCTGCCCCACGACGGGCGACGCCGGCGGCACGTTGACGCCGACCGCGACCACCCCCGCCTGCACTGCCAGGTCGAGCAGCGTCAGCGCCTCGTTGTGCGTCAGCTCCTTTTGCGCCTGCCCCGGCTGCAGCAGCGGCAATCCCAGCCGCGCACTCGTCTCGCTCATGCCATCGCTCCCGTTTCCAGAACCAGTTCCGCCGCGCTCGAGGCGCCGAACACACCGACCTGCCGCACGCTCGCCGCGAGGTCCGACGGCGCCAGCTCCAGCGCGGGCACGGCAGTCTCGACCACGCGCTCCCCGCCGGCCCCGACGATCGCCACGCGGTACAGCTCGCTCTCCTCGCCCAGCGGCGCATCGACCCCGTCGCTCCAGCGCCACCCCGCCCGGCTCCGCCGCACCCAGTGCAGCCGTGTCCCCTTGACCCGCAGATGCACCGGCGACGGCGGCAGGACCGAGACACCGCCGATCGTGCAGCGGGTCTCGACCGGCTCGTCGTCCCCCACCCCCGACGCCATCACGCGCACCGTCCGCCCGATCGCCGACACCGGCAGGTCGATCGTCCTTGCCGTCTCGCTCTCCAGCAGCACGAACCGGTCCCCTGCCACCGCCGCCGCACGCTCGGTCCCCCGCCGCCCGCGCAGCAACCGCGTCAGCCGCCACCGCGCGCCGCCCAGCGGTTCCGCCGACCCGAACTGCACCAGCTCGCCCCCGACCACCGCGAGGTTCGCCCCGCGGTCGAGCGCCGCCGCATCCGCATCGCCGAGCACCATGCCGTCATGGGCGAGCGCCACCAGGATCGCACCGTCCCGGTCGATCAGCGTCGCCGGCGCGCGCGGCGCCACCGTCTCCACCACCCCGATCACCGCAGGCGCCGCGGTCGCCCCGCCCGCGGTCCAGCTCGCGCCGTCGTCGAGGCTGTAGAGCAACGCCGCACGCCGCCACCCCGCGCCCGTGCCCGCCGCGGCGATCGTCAGCCGCGGCGCCGACAGCGGCCCGTCGTCCAGCCCCGGCGTCTCGACAGCCACCAGGATCGTGCGCCCGACCGCCGCGTCCGCCGCCGCCGCGACCCGCCCGCTCGTCGCGCGCGCCGCGATCGGCGCGGTCTCCAGCGGCACCAGCGCCAGCCGCACCACCATCGCTTCGACCATCACCTCGGCGACCCGCCAGGTCCCCGCCTCGCCGGCGATCGCGACGCAGCGCCCCGGCGCGATCGCCAGCCCGTCGAACCCGCACGTCACGCTCCGCCGCACCCGCCCCGCCTCGGCGCGCGCGAGCATCGCCTCGGCCACGGTCTTCGCCGCCCCCGCGTCCAGCACCGCGGGCACCTCGACCCGCTCGTCGCGCGATCCCGGACCGGGGCGCGTCGCGCGCTGCAGCCCCGCCTGATACTCGCGCGCCGGATCGTAATGCCCGACGCTCACGCTCCGCGGCACCGTGTCGATCGCCGCCACGCTCCGTGTCCGCCGCTCGCGTCCCCCGAACCCGGCATCGACGACGGTCGCCACCGCACCGGGAGAATCGCGCATCGCCAGACCCGCACCGGCGGGCGCGAACCACGCCCCGCTCGCCTGCCCCAGCGTCTCCAGCACCGCGCGCACGCTGCCGCCCGACGCCGCGAACCCGTCCAGCATCATCCCCGCATCGCCGCCGACCTCGCCCGCCAGCACCCGCGCGACGTGCCCCACCGACACCGCCGCCGGATCCGCGATCACCTCGAAGGTCAGCGACGGAATCCGGTTGCTGTAGTCACCCAGCTGCATCCCCTCGAACACCGCGTACGCGCACCCGCGATGCGCCGGCGCCAGCCCCTCCGCCGACCCGATCAGCGGATCGACCGCCTGGTCCTCACCCCCCGGGTGCAGCCGGAACCCGGTCGCGGTCTTGAAGTCCCCCGCAGCGCCGCGCAGCAGCGTCCCCTCCGCCCAGATCCGCCCGACCCCCTGGATCGCCCGCGCCGACAGCAACACCGCGAACGACGCGGCATAGCTGTACACCGTGGTGTTCGGCTGCCCCTTGCCGCCATGCGCGGTCCCGCGGCTCTCGATCAGGTCGGTCGCCCAGATCACTGTCCCCGCGACGCGCATCGTCCCGAACAGCAGCGGGATCTGGCTACCATAGGACGAGGTCTGCACCGCCAGCTCGACCAGCCGCGGCCCCTGCCGTCGCTTCGGCCGGAACACCGCATGGTCGATCGCCTGCCCGACCAGCGCCCCGATCGCCCCGCCAATGGGGCCCCCCACCGCCGTCCCGACCACCGTCAGCACCAACGTCGCCATCGTCTGTCCCCCGTAATCGCCACGCACCCACCAGCGGCCAGGCCGCGCCCGTCCGCTCCACCACGCGCCGCAACCCCGCATCCGCATGAACAAACCCACGCGCGGTCCGCACGCCCAGATGCAGCTGCCCCGGCCCCGTCCGCATCAGCAGCACGTCCCCCGCCGCCATGCCGTCACTTCGCGCCAAACCCGCATCCAGCGCCGCCGCGACCCGCCCCGGATCGCCACCGCGCAGCGCATAACCGCTGGGAACCTCACCCGAATATCCGCCGCCACGCAGCGCCACCGCGACCACCCCAATGCAATCGAGCCCGTGCACCGGATCGCGCCCATGCAACCGGAACCGCGCCCCCACCGCCGCCAGTGCGGCGTCTGCAACCGCGCTCATCCCGGATAGCGCGTGAGCAGGTCGATCCCCGGCAGATACGGCTCGCCGCGAAAATTCACCGCGTTCCCGAACCGCGCGCCGCACGTCGCGAGGCTCTTGTCGCACCCCTCGACCAGCTCGGCGAGCACCCCCGCCGCGACCACGAACCCCGGCGCCGCGCGCAGCGTCACCACCGCGCCGTCGGACCGCGCGATGCCGCTCTCCAGCCCGCCATTCGCGCCCCCGAACCAACGCAACAGTCCCCCGCCATAGGCATCCGCGACCGGCTCGACCGCATCCACCGTTACCGCCCGCCCATCGCACGCCAGCACCCGCACGAACCGCCGCCGCCCCGCCATCGCCACCCTGCACCGCCGGTCGCCCAGCGACGCGCGACACTCGGGCGAGGTCTCCTCGACCACCGCGCGGTCCAGCGCCGCGCTCGCCCCCTGCAGTTCGGCGGTGAACCCGGCCTCGGTCAGCTCGACCGCCCCGATCGTCCCCTCGCCCAAATCGACCCGGTTGCCGACATCGGTCCAGTCCACCGCAAACACCGCCACCCGCGCGCCGTCCCAGCGCCCCGCGAGCAGATCCGCCTCCCCGATCGCGCCACTCGTCAGCGCGCCTGCGACATCCATCGTATCCGCCTCAAGCCCGCCGGACCGCTGGATCGCCGACGGCGTCATCCCCGGCGCCGCGCGGTGCACCAGCCCGTCGACGACCAGGTCCCGGTCATGCGCGGTCAACCCGATCGCCACCCCATCCCGCCGCTCGATCCGCCAGCACAGCGCGATCGTCGTCAGTTCTGCGCTCAGCCAAGTCATGGGAACCTCCAAGAAGAAATGGTTTTCACGCAAAGCCACGAAGACGCGAAGAAGAGTTGCGGAGCCCCGCGAGCAAATCCGCCTCGCCGATCGCGCCGCTCGTCAACGCGCCCGCAACATCCATCGTATCCACCTCCAGCCCGCCGGACCGCTGGATCGCCGACGGCGTCATCCCCGGCGCCGCGCGGTGCACCAGCCCGTCGACGACCAGGTCCCGGTCATGCGCGGTCAACCCGATCGCCACCCCATCCCGCCGCTCGATCCGCCAGCACAACGCGATCGTCGTCAGTTCTGCGCTCAGCCAGGTCATGGAAACCTCCGAGAAGAAGGGGTTTTCACGCAAAGACGCGAAGACAAGGAAGGGAAGGAGAGAGGAACAAGCAGCCCCCTTCCCAAATCCGTCACCCCAGCGAAGGCTGGGGTCTCCCGCCGAACCTGCGCCACGCCAGCCGCGAAAGACCCCAGCCTTCGCTGGGATGACGAAAATGGCGGGCGCACCACGCACCCCCGACCGCAACACCTTCGCGTCTTTGCGGCTTAGCGTGATCAAACTGCCTGCCACGCCGAAGAAGTGGGGTTCACGCGGAGGCGCGGAGACGCGGAGGAAGGGCGCTCGCGGCAGCTACACTTTCTCATAAAGACTTTCAGCGACACTGGATTTGGAAGATGCCTGTCGGCATCCCCCTCCGCGTCTCCGCGCCTCCGCGCCTCCGCGTGAACCAACCTTCTTCCGCTTCTCCGCAAACGAACGAACCTACCCCTCCCGAACCTCGACCAGAGGCACCGACGCCGCCTCCCCCGTCAGGAACGTCGCCAGGTTCACCCGCAACCGATCCTCCGCGAACCGCACCGGCACGTCGAAGCCGAACCCCGCCGTCACCACCGCCCCCACCCCCGGCGCCGCATCCAGCACCACCCAGCCGCCAACCTCGACCGAGAACCCGACGGCACCCCCGTCGACCGCCACGGATACGCTCCCCGACACCGGCCGCGTGATCCGCCGCACGCTCGCGCCGTAATGCTTCACCAGCGCGAACCGCCGCAGCACGCCGTCCCCCACCCCAACCAGCTCGCCCACCCCCGAACTGTCGAACGGATCGCGCAACCGGAACGCCCGCGCCGGCCCCATCCGCGCGCGGAAGAACGCTAGCAGCGCCGCGATATCGTCCGCACTGCGCAACCCCGGCCCGACGTCATACGCCGTCCGCGCCTCCGCCCAGGCCGCACTGCGCGTCTCGACCCCGCCCGCGCTCGTCAGGATCGCCGTCGAGAATCCCGGCGTCACCGCCGCCTCGCGCCCCAGCGCCAGCGGGAACAGCACGTCGTCGAACGCGTCCATTTCGTCCTCCATTTCGGTATCGACCCCTTGCGTATCGAAATGCACGAACCCGTCGCGCATCACCTGCGGCAGCGCCCACAGCAGCGCCGCCGCCACCCCGCGCGCCCGCGCCCGCACCGCCGCCGCCTCGATGAAACTCCACTGCGCCACTTGATCGGGCCGCAACACGAACCCCGACAGATAGTGCTGCCGCTCGACCGGATACCCCAGCCGCGCCTCGGCCGCCGCCACACCGCGCGCAGTCGACCCCGCGTCCCCCGCGGTCACCCAGTCGTAATCTTCGAGCTGCAGCACGTCGAACGCCGGCGACGCCCACCCCACAGGCATGTTCGCGCGCTTCGCCTCGGGCGCCGCTGCATCCAGGACGGTCGGCAGATAGGTCAGAAGATGCGTGACGCATCCGGACGCCGTGTCTTTTGCCGCCCCCGCCAGCGCCGCGGTCGACGCCGCCAGGCACGCCCCCGCCGCGTCCAGCGTGACAATCTGCGCCGCGCTCATGCCGCCCCGGATCGTCGGCAGCGCGACCGGCGCGAACGCCGCCACCGCGCTCGCATCATACAGGCACGGCCGCCCGTCGGGCATCACCCACCACCACGGCTCGCCCACCTGGAACTTGGCCGCGAGTCCGGCAGCGACCGCGATCCCCATGACCGCCCGCGCCACCGCTTGCAGATACCCGATCGCGCCCGAATGCGCCGGCGACAGCAAAGTCGACGGCGGCGCCCACCCCGTCAGCGCCGGCGTCCCATCGGCAGCCCGCTGCTTCCAGTCGTTCCAGCAATGCGCATCGAACAGCTCGTAGCTGAGCGACCAGATCACCCCGAACCCGAGCGCCTTGGCCCGTTCCGCAAAATCCCGGTGCCACGCCGCACACGCGACGTTCAGCACGCCCCCCGCCAGGCTCACATAATAGCCACCGGACAGCGCCTCGAGCCGGAAATAATGGCTCATCCCCACATAGTGCACGATGTCGCCGCGATACCCCAGGTGCAGCGCATTGCGCAGCAACCGCGCCGGCGTCAGGTTGTAGCTGTCGTCATAGCCGCCTGCGATCCCGATGCCGTGCTCGGGCACCACCGCGTCACCGATCGCGATCACCGACCCCGGTCCCTCGCAGACCATCCCGGTCAGCTCCACCCACCCCTCGCAAGGCGCCGGCAATGCCGCATCCGCCCCCGAATAGTCGGGCGACACCAGCGACACGAACATCCGGTCGATATCCCCCGCCCATACCGGATCGCTGTCGGTCGGCAGGTCGAACCCGCCGACCAGATCGGCGAAGTCGATCGAGACGGCCGCATCCTCGGGGCTCCCGACCGCATGGTTCCACAACCGCACATACCACGCCCGCGCCGTCCCCCCGGCGTCCCGCCCCTCGATCGTCAGCGTCGGCCCGTTGATCGCATCCAGCGCCATCACGCCGCCCGACCGCCATCGGAACGACAGCCGGCAATCGCGGAAGTCGCGCACCGTCTCGTAGCGGAGCAACGGATGATCGAACCGATCCTCCGCTTCCCAGATCAGCCCCGCCAGGTCGTCCGCCTTGTAGAACACCGCATCGACGCGCAGCGAGTCAGGCCCGGTCGTCGTCACCGCCGCCATCATCGGCCGCGGGAAATCGACCGTCCAGAACCGCGGATCGAACCGCGTCAGCGTCCCCACCCCCTGCACCGTCCGCGCCGAACACACCCAATGCGCCATTGCCCATCTCCCGCCACCGGCCACGCGTACGAACAGAAGAAATCGGGTTCACGCGGAGGCGCGGAGACGCGGAGAGAAAGGGCAGAAAGGAGCGGAAGCACCCCTCTCAACTCCGTCACCCCAGCGAAGGCTGGGGTCTCCCGCCGAACCTGCGCCACGCCAGCCGCGAAAGATCCCAGCCTTCGCTGGGATGACGAAACCGGCGGCCACTCCGTCCCCCCGAACAAAACACCTCCGCGTCTCCGCGCCTCCGCGTGAACCACCTTCTTCTCGACCGGAAGGAAAATTCGCGCAGAGGCGCAGAGGACGCAGAGGTCGGTATCCGCGACGTACCTCTGCCTTCTCTGATCAGAGATCATGCGGTCCGCTATCGCGAACGAATCACCTCTGCGTCCTCTGCGCCTCTGCGCGAACACCTTCTTCGCCCGCCCCCCTATTCCGCCAACGCCGCCCGCACCGCCCGAGCCACCTGCCGGCTCGACTGCGCCAGCATCGCCGGCGCCGCATCCCCGCTCGCGTTCACCGTGATCGTCACCCGCACGTCCCGCGCGCCCGACCCGGAAGGCTCCACCCGCCCCGAAGACGTCGGCACGAACAGCTCCGCCCCCCGCTCCCCCACCAGATAGGCACGCCCCGGCGACACCGCCCCCCCGGTCGCCCGCCCAGGCTGTCCCCCCGCCAGCGTCGCCCCCACATCGCGCCCGCCGAGCACCGACTGCATCCCCGCATCGACCGCCCGCCGCGCGATCGCGTCCATTGCCGCCAGCGCCACCGCCTTCAGCTCCTCGAACCCGATCTTGCCGCTCCGCACCGCGCGCAGCAGCGCGGTCTCGATCCGCGCCGCCGCGCGCTCGGCACCCGCGCCCAGCACGCCCTCCAGCTCGCCGCGCATCGCCGCCACGTCGCGCGCGAACCCCGCGGTATCGGCGCGCACGCCGATCAGACTGTCCTCATCCATCCGGAAACGCCTCCTTCAACCGCGCGAGCACATCCGCATCGGGCGGCGCCACGGTCTCGCCGACCATCGCCCCCACCACCGCCGCCAGCTCGGCCGGCGTCGCCCGCCAGAAGATGTCGGGGCTCCACCCCAGCACCGCCCCCGCAAACCCCGCCAGCCGCACCGCTCCTTGCGCGAACGTCGTCATCGCCCCCGCCTCATCGACCCTGCAGGATCTGCCGCAGCAGCACGCGCAGCACCGGCGTCGCCGCCGCCAGCCCCGCCTCGATCACCGCGTCGCCCAGCTGCTCGCGCGTCAGCCCCTCGGGCGGATCGCGCAGGCAATGCCAGAACAGCGTGACGATCTCGCCGACCCCCAGCGTCCCGTCCGCCGCGCGCTCGACCAGCGCGAACAGCGGCCCCAGCGCCTCTTCCGCCGCGACCAGCGCCGCAAAGCTCGGCCGCAACACCAGCGTCTCGCCCGCGACGCGCACCCCCGCCTCGCCGCGCACGGGATTGGGAACCGCACTCATGCCGCCACCACCGCGCCCGAGCTTTCGAGGCTCAGCGTGTAGGAGCGCTCGCCGTTGAAATCCCCGGCATAATCGAGCCGCGACACCAGGAACTTGCCCGTCATCGTCTCGCCGCTCTCGAAGCTCAGCCGGTAATCGTCGATCACCCCGGTGAGCGCGTTCGCCCGGATCCGCGTCTCCGCCGCCGACCCGGTGAACACGCCCGCCCCCGCCACGCTGACATGCCGCACGCCCGCGCCCGACAGCAGCTCGCGCCACCCGCCCGACTCCTTGGTCGTCACCACCACCGTCTCGCCGTTGACGATCAGCTGCGTCGTCCGCAGCCCCGCGACGGTCGCATAGGCCACCGGCGCCGCCCCGTTCCCGACCTTGAGTAGGAACGCACTCCCCTTCTCCACCGCCATCTCAGCTCTCCCCTGTCCAGAACCCGTCACGCGAAAGATTCCGTCACCCCATCCCCAAATCCGTCACCCCAGCGAAGGCTGGGGTCTCCCGCGGCTCGCGCGCCACGTTCGCCTCACGAGATCCCAGCCTTCGCTGGGATGACGAGGGGGTGGCGCTCAGCTCTCCCGATACAGTCGCACCGCAAACTCGCTCACACCCCGCCAGCGATCGTCGCCGACGCGCGCGAGCCGGCTGCGCGCCAGCCGCACGCCGACCAGCCGCCACCCCTCGCCGACATCGCCCGCCATCGTCTCCAGCGCCGCGTCGACGCCCGCCACCAGGGCCCGCAGCCGCACCGGCCGCTCGCCCGCATCGTGCGCGACGACGCTCACCGTGCCGGTCCGCCCGGCGATCCCCACTGCGTCCGCCTGTTGCAGCACCGGCTCCTCGACCACCGCGTAGGGCACCCCCCCGCGCAGCGGCGGCGCGTCGAACACGCGCAGGCCCGCGACCGTCCCCAGCCGCGCCACGATCGCCGCCTGCAGCGCGCTGCGCGCGCTCACAGCCGCACCTGCCGATAGGGCCGCCACAACGCCGCCACCCCCTCAGGCGGCGCCGCATCGCCGCCGCGCGCCTCGAACAGATGCGCGACCAGCATCGCCACCCCCAAGGCAATCGGCGCGGGCACCGCATCCCACCCCGCACTCTCGTCGCGCGGCACGATGATGGTCCCCAGAAACGCCTCCGCGGTCAGGATCGCGGTCTCCGCCAGCCCCGCCAGCACCCCCTCGTCGCTCTCCAGCCGCAACCACAGCATCGCCGCCGCGACCGCATCCGCGATCACGCCCGGCGGAATCGCTCCGCTCATGTGACGTCTCCTAAAATCTCGATCCTCCCCCGCCAGGGGGAGGTGGCAGGCGCAGCCTGACGGAGGGGGCGGACACGCAACCTCGGTTCCGTATCCTCCCCCTCCGTCACCTTCGGCGACACCTCCCCCTTGCGGGGGAGGATCGATGTTACGACACCGCGAACTTCATCAGCTTGATCGCCTCCGAATTCGTCACGCACCCGCCGACGCGCTTGGTCGCGTAGAAACTGACGAACGGCTTGTTCGAATACGGATCGCGCAAGATCGCGGTCTCGGACCGCTCGGCGACGATATACCCCGCCCGGAAATTCCCGAACGCGATCGCCAGCGCATTCGCGCCGATGTCGGGCATGTCCTCCGCCTCGACCACCGGATAGCCGAGCAGCGTCGCCGGCTGCCCCGCGGCGAGGCTCGGCGCCCAGACGAACGCGCCGTCGCTCGTCTTGAACTTGCGGATCCGCGCCAGCGTGCTCGCGTTCATGACGAAGCTCGCGCCCTGCCGATACGGCCCGCGCAAGCTCTGGACGAGATCGATCAGCCGCTCCTGCGGGTTCGCGGCGAAATCCCCCGCCGCCCCGCTCGCCAGATATTGCAGCGTCCCGAACGGCCGCGCCGCATCGCCGGTCGCCGCGGTCGCCTGGGTCAGGAAGCCCCTGGGGCGCCCGACCCCCGACCCGCCGACGAACGCCGCGCCCTCCGCCTTGGCGAACTCCATCGCGATCTCGCTGGCCAGCCACTCCTCGACGTCGAACGCCGCATCGTCGAGCATCGCCTGGCTCGCGCTGGGGTTCGCATAGAGCTCGCCCATCGGCGGCGCGATCTCGGTGAACACCGGCGTCGCGGTCCCCGGCCGCGCATCGGTCTCCGCCGCCCAGCCCGACGGCGTGCCCCCCGTGGTCACCAGCTTCCGGTACCCCGCCGAGCCCACCTTCACGACATTGGCGATCCCGCGGATCGGCGAGATGCCCTTCAGCACCGCATCGATCGTCGCATCGATCTCCTTGGGCACCGCAAACCCGCCCGCATCCCCGGTCACCCCCGTGAACGCCTTCATCTCGATCGTCGCGCCGCTCCGCACGAACCCCTCGAACGCCGCATTCCCCAAGGGCGCCGCCCCCTCCAGTACCGGCCTGTCGATCACGTCCCTGTCGATCATTTCCATGTCGCTCTCCCACAAAAAAGGCGCCCCGCAGGACGCCGCCAAAACCCGTCGAACTCGACCACCACCCCGGCGAAGGCTGGGGCCCAATTGGGGGACGATCGCGAAGACCGTCGCACCCCGTTACCTCTGCTATCCCAATTGGGCCCCGGCCTCCGCCGGGGTGGTGAGCGGGGTAATTATGTCCACCCGCGCTAGCCGCTGCATCGGCACCGCCACCAGGCTCACCTCGACCAGGTCGACGCGCAGCAATTCCCGCCGCGCCCCCCGCCGTACCGTCACCGGCCGATACCCGACCGACAGTCCCGCCACCGCGCCGCGCCGCACCGCGTCCGCCAGCCCCGGATCCTCGATCACCCCCTCGACCCGCAACCCGCGCGCATCCTCGCCGACCGCCGACAACACCCCCACCGGCCCCCCGCGATGCTGCCACAGCAACGGCACCGGCGCGGCGTCCGCGAACGCCCCCGCGCGCGCGACGTCGCCCGCGCGGTCGACCACGTCGAACACCGCCGCATAGCCCGCAAACGCGAGCGTCATGACGCCACCACCCCCAGCATCGCCCGCTTCTCGTCCGCGCTGAGAAACTCCGCCGCGCCCACCATCGTCCACAACGCCGCGCGGTCCTCGACCAGCGCCGGCACCCGATCGAGATCGATCGACAGCGCCGCCCCCTCGAACCACCCGCGCAACCCTTGCGCGATCCCGTCGAGCACCGCGTGCGCCAGCGGCAGCACCGTCAGCCGCCACAGTGCCCGGTTCGCCTCGCGGTAATTGGCATAGGTGTTGTCACCCGGCAGCCCGAGCAGCATCGGCGGCACCCCGAACGCCAGCGCGATCTCGCGCGCCGCCGCCGCCTTGGTGCCCGCGAAATCCATCTCCGCCGGGCTCAGCGACAGCGCCTGCCAGGTCAGCCCGCCCTCCAGCAGCATCGGCCGCCCGGCGTTCCCCGACCCCGCGAACGACGCCTCCAGCTCGCCCTTCAACCGGTCGAACTGGTCCGTCGACAAGGTCGATCCGTCCCCCGGATCATAGACCAGCGCGCCCGATGGCCGCGCCGCATTGTCGAGCAGCGCCTTGTTCCACCGCGCCGCGGCATTGTGGATCGCCACCGCCCCCGCCGCCGCGCCCAGGCACCCCAAGCCATAATGGTCGTCGACCGGGTGGAAGCTCTTCAGGTGGATCACCTCGGGCCGCACCGCATCGGCGTGCAGCCGCGCGACGCGCTCGCCGACCTTGTAGCGATACGCGACAGGCCACCCGCCCGCATCCGCCTCGACGGTGATCCGCTCGGGCCGCAGCGCATAAAGTTCGGCGGCGCCCCCCTCGGCATCGCGCAGCACCTGCACATAGGCGTTGCCGTGGAGCAGCAACTGCGCCGCCACCGTCTCCACCAGCATCTGCCCGCCCGACCGCATCCGTGCCAGCGCGACCAGCCGCGGATCGGACGCCACCAAAGGCGCGCTCCCGATCCCCGCCACCACCAGCTTCACCGCGCGCTGTGCGATCGCATTGCCGAGATACGCCTCGCGCACCTGCGCCTCGTAGCTCCGCGGCCAGTCCCCCACCGCGGGCCCCGACCCGCCACGCGACAACGCCGGCCGCGCCCCCTCGCGCGGCTTCCATCCGAATAGCTTCATGGTCTGTCCCCCGTAAAAATCCTCCCCTGCAAGGGGAGGTGGCAGGCCGCAGGCCTGACGGAGGGGTGTCCCCGCCCGCAACCGCCCCCGCAGAACCCCCGGCGTCACCCCTCCGTCCGGCTACGCCGGCCACTTCCCCTTGCAGGGGAGGATCACAACGCCCCTCACCCCAGCATCCTGATCCGCGCATCCCCCGCCGGCGTCAGCATCAGCGCCGTCATCGCCCACACCAGCGCATCGGCACGATCGGGCGAGCGGCCCGGCCCCTCATAGCCACCCCCCACGACCAGCCCGCACAGCTCGTCCTCCAGCTCGGGAAACCCGCCGACATGCCACGCCCGCCCGCTCTCGTAGAGCGCCGCCACCGGCTCGGCGCGCGCCACCTTCCCGCGCGCGGCATGCACCAACGTCAGCGGCATCACCTTGTCGGCGGCGCGCAGCACGCTCTCGACCATCGCGCCGCCCTGGTTCTTCTCCGCGATCACCCGGTCCGCGCGGTGGCGTGCGACACAGTCCGCCACCGCGCGCGCCCAGCCCTCGGGCGACAATCCCGCCACGCTCGCATCCTCCAGCACATAGGCGAAATCGTCCGTCCCCCTGGCGACCGCGACGATCCCGCAGGCGTCGCCCCCATCGCCTTCCCCACCCGCGGGCGGATCGACCCCGACCACGACCCGCTTGCTCGCCACCGGCATCGCGCGCACCCGCCGCGCCTCCAGCCCGGCGCGACTCCACAGCGCGCCGACGAGCTCGTCGATCATCTCGCCCTCCAGCTCCTGCCGCCCCAGCCGCGTGCCGCCGTACAGATCCTCCATCTGCGCGACCCACCCCGCATCGAGGTGCGGATTGTCGTGCGTCCGCCCCCGCGTCTCGACGCAGTCGGGCAATGCCATCACCCGCCGCATCAGCCGGGTCGGCCGCGGCGTCGTCGTCACCAGCACCTGCGGCCGGTCGCCGATCCGCAGGCCGAGCATCAGATTGTCCCACGCCGCCTCGCCGCGCCGCCACTTGGCGATCTCGTCCGCCCAGGCGGCGTGATGCTCGGGCCCGCGGAGCGAATCGGGGACGTCCGCCGAATAGGCGAACGCCCGCGCGCCGCTCGCGAAGCGGAACTCGCCTTCGCCGCGCAACCAGACGAACGATTCATGGCCGCGCACCACCGCGATCAGCCCGCTATGCCCCTCGACCATCACCTGCCGGACATCGTCCATCGTCGCGCCGACCAGCGCGATCCGCGCATCGGGCCGCGCCCGCGCCACCGCGCTGACCCATTCCGCCCCGGCGCGAGTCTTGCCGAACCCGCGTCCCGCGCGGATCAGCCACACCCGCCAGTCGTCGCGTCCCGCCATCTGCCCGGCATGCGCCCAAAGCGGCCAATGCTCGGCCAGCGCGCGGCGCTGCGGCTCGGTCAGCGTGTTCAGCACGGCGTTGCGATCGGCGACCGACAGCAGCGCCAGCCGCTCGGACAAGGCGCCGATGCCCCCCGCCGGCGCGGTCACGCCGGAAGGCCCCCGCCCCCGTCCCCGTCCCTTTCCCCGTCCCCGCCCCCTTTCCGCCGCAACCGCGCGGCGAGCAGATCGAGCTGTTTCGCCAGCACCGCTTCGACCTCCTCGATCGGCACGAACTTGTAGCCGCGCGTCCGCGGCCCCGGCGCCGTCCCCTCCGCGCGGCGCAGCGCCAGCACGCGCAAGCCGAGCTCGACGTCGATCTGCACATCGACCCGGTCGCCATCGGGCTCGATCGCGTTGATCGCATCGGCCCGGCCATCGGACACGGCATCGCGCCCGTTGCCGAGTGCCAGGCTCAGCAGCTCGTCCTCGAGTCGCTGGTACCCGAGCTCGAGCGCCTGCAGCCACAACCCGGCGAACACCGGATCGCGACGGCGCAGGCGATAGGCGTTGGTCCGATTGATCCCCGCCGCCGCGGCGGCCATCTTCACATGCGCGGTCGCCGCCAGCGTATCGAGGAAGCGTTCGCGCTTCGCCGGGGTCCACCCCTTGGCCCGGACCGCCATGAGTCTCGCGCCACCGTGCCGCCTGCGCGCGACCACCATGTCGCGCGCCTCGTCCTTCGCGCCCGATCCATCCGTCAT